GTAAATTACATGCTTTGAAAATGTTGAAAGCATCGGAAGTTACGCGTAAGGCTTCACAACAGGAGCGTAGAGCTCCTTTTGGAGTACTTGTTCACGGTAAATCTAGCATTGGTAAATCATCATTTACACGTATGTTGTATCATTATTTTGGCAAATTATTAAATTACGAAACAGATGATCATTTTTTATATGCCCGTTCACCAACAGATGAATTTTGGAGTGGGTATGACACTAGTAAATGGTGCATTCGGCTTGATGATGTTGCTTTTCTTGATCCTGCCAAAGCCATGATGGATGGCACTTTAGAGGAGATATTAAATGTGATAAATAACGTTCCATTTAATCCTCCGCAAGCTTCGTTAGAAGATAAAGGTAAGACTCCAGTAAGAGCTGAGTTGGTTATTGCGACAACGAATCGGGCTGATCTACATGCAGATCAATATTTTTCTTGTCCTTTAGCTATAATGCGACGATTTAAATTTATTGTTCACTTGCAGGTAAAGAAAATTTATCAGCAGGATCCCATTAGGACTGCTGATGGTATGAAAAGATCTCCTTTTTTGGATACTGATAAGATACCCGAGCCTGATGGTTTTCCCGATTTGTGGGAAATCGAGGTTCAGAGGGTTGTTCCTGATTGTAGAGGGGAAAAGGAATCTGGTAAGGATTATGCTCAGCTTGAAATATGTCAGAAGTTTTCTGATATTAATGAGTTTTTGAGATTTTTTGGTGAACAGATAGTGCAGCATCGCACAGATCAAGCCAAAGCTATGGGTACGGATAAATATATGGCTGACTTAGAAATTTGTAAAAAGTGTTATTATCCTGCTGATGTGTGTAAGTGCATGGGTATTCAATCTTCTGATACTATAATACCGCAAAGCGTGTTTTCTTATCATTTTTCCATGTTACGATTCTTTTTAGCGTCAACAGTGTCTTCTTTTATTGTAGGAGCTTCACGGCGCATTTTAATGTGCTACACGTACTTTTGGTGTTGCTCTTTGAGTTTACGATTTTTGAAGGCAGCTGGTAAATATAAGGCTTCTAGAATTTTAGTTAGTAAATGTGTTTTGCCTACTTTAACAGGTGGGGTTCAACTGTCAATAATTGGGGGTTGGTGCAATTCGGCAAATAAAAATAAAATTCTTGGTATTGTAGGTTTATTAAGTGTTTGCGCAGCTGCTTATGTGGCATCTCGTTATATGTCTAAATCAAGTAAAGAACATAAGGAAAGGACATATGATTATGATTTACAAGGTGATTTGCAGCAATGTCTTGATGATAGGTTTGAAAAAGAAGCTGAAAACAATGTTTGGTATAATCCTACCTTTGAGATCACTACATTTGATGTTCCTGTGGCCTCGCGTAGTCTAGCGGGGAAGTTGGAGCCAGAATTGGTGAGAATGTTACAACGTAATTGTGTTCATTTGTTGGTTCGCTTTTTTGACGCTAGTACTGGTCGCAAAATTAAACGCTCTATTAGTGGTGTTTTTGTTAAGGGTCAATATTTGCTAACACATAACCATGCTTTTCCTAGTTTGGATGTTGGTGATACTTATGATGTCACATTAGTTTTTTCAAATGTGACTGATGGTATTACACCAAATCTAAATTTTGTTTTACATCAAGATGATATTGTACGTCGTCCGATGGAAGATTTGGCTATGGTTGAGATACGTTCGTGTTCACCTTTTAAAAACATTATGAAATATTGGTGTGAGAAACCTTTGGGTGACATCTCTAAAGGTTTCTTTGTGCGACGTAACGCGAATGGTATGATTGAACACGATACTGTGCGAAAGGCTGTTTTGCAGAGAAATTGGCTTATTGATCAACTAGGTTTTACTGGAGATCTTTATCTTGCTGAATTATCACAGTCTACTGCTGAAGGACAATGCGGCTCATTACTTGTCCATGCAACTCCTAAGGGTCCTATAATAAGTGGTTTACACTTGCTGGGACGTGGAACGCGTGTGGGGTATTTGAGTGTAGAATTATCTCAGATTAAAGATTTAATTTTAGAGTGTGAGAATCTTCTTGGAACGATGCATGTATGTGGTGGTGGAGAGCCTATGCTAAATACACCTAAAACATCTTTTGCGTTAGGAAATTTGCATACAAAATCAATAATTCGCTATTGTGAAAAGGGTGTAGCTAACGTTTATGGTGGCTTGAAAGGTTTTAGACCTTCGCCTCGATCGCAGGTTACTTTTACCCCAAAGAAGGATGAAGTTTGTGATTATTTTAATTACAAAGTAATGCATGGACCACCCGCTATGCGGGGTTGGGAACCATGGAGAAATAACTTAGTGGATATGGTTTTGCCCACGCTGAATCATAATAGAAGTGAACTGCATTCTGTGGCGAGTAGTTTTTTGAATGATATTATTTGTCATCTGCCTCTAGGTTGGGAGAAACGCTTACACGTATTAACTAACTTGGAAGCAGTTAATGGAATACCTGGGGTTAAATTTATTGATTCTATTAATAGATCTTCTTCTATGGGCCATCCATGGTGTTCTTCGAAAAAACAATATTCTATACCCGCGCCTTCTGATGAGTATCCTGATGGTATTAATTTTAGTGAAGAGGTTTGGGATCGCGTGGCGACAATGAAGCGTGTATATTTGTTGGGAGAAAGAAATTTTCCAGTTTTTACCGAGCATCTTAAGGATGAGCCCGTATCTTTAACTAAAATATCAGCAAAGAAAACTAGAGCATTTTCTGGAGCTCCTTTGGACATGGCTTTGTTGGTCAGGCAATATTATTTGTCATTTGTCAAATTATTGCAAACCCACAAATTTGTGTTTGAAGCTGCTCCTGGCACCAACCCAACCTCTTTGGAGTGGACCGATTTTTATAAGTACTTAACTAAGTTTGGTGACCATAAGATGATCGCTGGAGATTATGCTAAATATGATAAACGCATGATTTCGGATTTAGTTTTGGAGGCTTTTTGGATTATTATCGAGCTACACAAAAAGGCTGGCTGGGATAGCGATAATTTGTTGATAATGTGGGGGTTAGCTACTGATACTGCTTTTCCATTAGTTAATTTTAATGGTGATTTGATAGAATTTTTTGGAACTAATCCTTCTGGACATCCTTTAACGGTTATTGTAAACTCATTGGTCAATAGTCTTTATATGAGGTGGATGTATAAGAGGTTAAATCCTTTAAAAGAATGTCATTCCTTCAAAGACAATGTAGCTCTTATGACATATGGTGATGATAATATCATGGGTGTTTCTGACGAAACTCCATGGTTTAATCACACTTCTGTTCAGAGTGAACTGGCCACTTTCGGTATTGTTTATACTATGGCGGACAAGGAAAGTGAATCGGTACCTTATATAGGGATCGATAATTGTGAATTTTTGAAAAGAAAGTGGAGATATGATGATCATTTGGGTCATCATGCTTGTCCATTGAATATGGCCTCCATATTGAAAAGTTTAACAGTATGGACACCATCAAGTTCCATTTGTGCGGAGGAGCAGTTTGTAAATGTTGTTGTTAGTGCCAATATGGAATTATTTTTCCATGGCTATGAAACGTTTCATGCGCATCACCAGTTTTTAAAGGAGTTGGTTAAGGAGGAGAAATTTTCTGTTTACCTTCCAGCTGGTGGTCTTGTAAATTGGGACAGTTTTGTCGCCAAGTTTACGTCTAAGTAAACTATTAATTTGGTCAACCTATTGTCCATTTAAAAGTTAGGGGTTGAGTGCAATTCTCAGGTAATGGTCTAATCAGCCATTGCAAGTATAAATGAATTCCTAATAATCAACGAGTTATCCCCCACTGTGGAATGGGGGAGTGTCGCGAGTTTGACACTAGAAAACTCATTCAGACTTTGTCTGTCTTAGAAGGTTTTAAAATCCAGTCTTCTGATTCTTATGAAGAATCGGAAATGTCAGCAGAAATGCCGACATCTGGTGATGTTCAGCAAGGTAACTTAGTATTTGCGGATAGTGCCATGCCGAATATGGATGATACTTCACAATTGAACCAATTTGGTCCAATTGTGCAAGTGTCTCAGAATACTGAACTAGGTCAGTTTTTGTCTCGTCCCACTCTGGTGGATACGAGATCTTGGAGTACAACAGATTCTGTTGGACCCTTACCTGGTAATTTTATATACATTTGGCAAGCATTGTTGAGTGATGTCGTTATTAAACGTAAGATTGAAAACTATGCTTTTATGAAAGCCACTTTGTGTATAAAAATGCTCATTAATGGAACGAAATTTCATTACGGGTCTTTGCGGGCCTCTTATGAACCTCTTGCTGAGGCGTTTCCTTTGAGGTACAATTGGCACCCAGTTGCTTTGGGCCCCAATAATGCTTCGAGAATTGCATACGATCAAACACCTGGAGCTTATTTGGATCCTTCTTCCAATTTGGGAGTGGAGATAAGAGTACCTATGTTGTATAATCGTGAATTTGCTCCATTGAAATTTGCTAGCGATATTCAAGATTTGGGTAAATTGCGATGGGTGGTTTTTGAACCATTGCGTGTTGCTAATACTGGTGCGACTACGTCTTTAACTATTTCAACATATGCATGGCTAGAGGACATTAGTTTATCTGGCTCTACCAATGCTTTGACTTTACAAGCTAAAGATGAATATGATGATGCAGGAGGACCTGTGTCTGCTCCGGCAATGGGTATTGCTAAAATAGCCAAAGCAATGAATAATGTTCCTGTAATTGGAAAGTTTGCGAAAGCGACTGAGATTGGTGCAACCGCAGTTGGTGGTATTGCCAAACTTTTTGGTTTTACAGATGTTCCTAATATACAGGACGTTCCTCCCATGTCAGTTTTGGCTGCCCCTCATCTAGCTACATCACAGATTTCAGTACCGTATCAGCCTTTGACATTGAATCCCAAATCTCAGATAACTGTTGATCCTGGTGTTCATGGTTTACAACAGATCGATGAGTTAGCCATACAAAATATTGTAAGCAAGAAGTGTTTCTTTGCTTCGGCAACTTGGTCCACTTCTAATACGGTTTCTACACAGATTTTTAATTGTGTGGTTAACCCTTCAACTGATTGGGCAGGTTCTATTTCTCAAGGATTTCCGGCCACCATTCGTGGTTATGCAATTCAGCATACGCCCCTTTCTTTTGCGTCTCAATTTTTTGAGCATTGGAGGGGAGATTTGATTTTTACTATTAAATTGATTAAATCTAAATTTCACTCTGGGCGCTTAAGAGTTACATGGGATCCAATGAGTAGTAACGGTAACGTTACTCCTCCAGCAAACACTGTTTATAACACCATTATTGATTTGGCCGATCGAGATGAGTATGAGGTTAGAATACCTTGGTTCTATCAATTGAATTATGC